GGAATACCATATTCCATCAGAAATGATATAAACTGGCTTACTGGTAAAAGTGAACGTGAGATTATTGCCATCAATCGTGCCTGTAGCAGCAAGAAGAGTGAAACCAGCGCCACCGCCAGAAGCATCAATAGTAACGTCAACCTGACGTGTTGTATTATTATCTACTGCTGTAATAGTTATATTAGAACCGGGTTTAAAATTAACATCAGCATAGCGTTTTGAAATATCTGTACCGTTATTAAGAATCCGGAGAGGTTTTGAACCACCACCAATGTGACCAATTTTCGTCATCAGTTCTTTTCGGTTTTGTTCGACAACATCCTGAATTTCTTTTAGAGCTTTCTTAGCCTCAGTTTTGGTGAATCGTGAGTCAATTTCTTCAGTAAGAGTTTGGAGAGCGTTCTTTACTGTTGTTTCAAACGATTTAAGCTGTTTGATGTTATCAGTAAAATTCTTTATGCTATTTTCCGTTGTAGTGAGAGTTTTTTGAAGTGATTGAATATCATTTTCAAGAAGTGAAAGTCTAGTGCTTTGTTTAGAATCAAGAGCAACTGTAGTATTTTTAACTGTTTCTAACTCTTTAAATTTATTTTCTATCTGAGTTTTCAATTCTTGATGTTGAGAATCAAGTGACATCTCAATCTTTTTTATTTCACTAGTGATTGAACTGAGATCGAGTTTTTTCTTGAATTTGTCTAATTCATACTTAACATCACCAACGGTTTGAATATTAATGGTTTCCTCCATCTTCTTTTTGAGCGTATTGATTTCATTATCAATGCTCGAAAAGTCAACCTTGTAGGGTGAGAGTGATTTATCTATTCTTTTGAGTAAATCAATTTTGCTCATGAGCGATAGCTTCTTTAACGGCTGCACTGATACCTGAAATTTCGTCTTTCATTTCCTTTTTAAGATCGGCGATTTGTTTGGTGAAGTTGGCTTCGACTTCGTTAATCTTGTTGTCAGGTGTCTTTCCTTGTAAGTCTTCCTGTTTCTCTTGCTGCGGAGTTTCCTGAGCTTCTTCTTGAGGGTCTTCTTGTAACTCCTGAGCTTGAGAAGTGTCTTTAGGTTTGCCCTTACTTGCCTTGTATTGGATTAAATGGTGAAGCATGTTGTTGGTAAAGGCGAGATTTGTCATCGCTTCATTAGCTGGCATAGAAAGTGAGGTGACATTTTTGTCTGCGGCCATCTGAGGAGCAGGTTGAGTATTCAAAAGCTGTCCAGTTGGCTGGCTTGGTGGTGGTTGCTGTGGAAGTTGATATTGTGCGTTGGGCATGGTATTATAATTTTATGAATAGAGATCTACAAAATACATTGATATATATAGGCGTTCTGGTATATATTTCTATTGGTTGGATTATTGCTTTTGCGATTGGATATTCCATTGGATTAAAATTACTTTCCCTTTAAAGTATCTGTTATTAACTTAATCAATAACGGGACTCCTACTGCAGTCGAGCCGATACTCGTTGCAGTTCTCATAAATTCTCTTGTTGCTAGTCGGTGAAGGATTGGGTGTTGTTGGAAGAACCTACCTAATGTGCTTGCTGCCTCAGCTTGTGCTTTATTATTTAATACATCTTTAGCTCTATAAAGGTTAGTTTGTTTTTGTAACGATGCTTGAGTATCAGTGTTTTTTGAAGTATCAGCTAAATCTTTGTTAAGACTATTTCTAATTCCTGTGTTCACTTCATCTAGGGCATTCTGACTATCAGAACCCCACGCCAACTTACCCCGAGCACTTTCATAGGCAGCATCAGTCGCTTGGCGGAGGTTTAATTTACCTTCTCGCGTTCCGTCATACTTATTAAGGGCATCTAAGACTTTTGAGTAGTAGCTGCCTGCGGCGGTTTTAGGAAAACTTGGTTTTTCATCTGGAGCACGTAAATCATACTTGCCTCCTTCGGGAATAGGTGATCCAGCTTTCTCTGACATCCCACGGAGCATGGCATTTTCTTCTGGAGTATTAACTCCAACTTTAGCTTGGATATCTTCTGGAAGTTGTTGTCGAACGAGTTGAGATACTTTTATTTTTTCAGCATTAGTGTCAAGAGGGTTGGCTTTATCTTCTGCCTGAAGACTACCTCTCATATTTTCTGCTTCTGCATTTATTCCTCTTGCAACCGCTTGGCTCTTTTCAAGTGCGGTTCCTTTGTCAGGGTAATCTTTTAAGTTATTTAATTCTTGACCACTTTGTGCTTCTGATGCACTCGTAGTAACAGTTCTTTGCCCTGTTAAACCTTGTCCTTCATTAACACGAGGAACAATTTTACCTTCAGGAGTTTTAACATTATCTCCAACTAGACTTTTATCATATGCAGGTGTAGCATCAGCGACTCGTGAAGAAGCAGTATCGGTGGCAGTTCCTGTAGATCCACTTCCAAACTTAGAGTAAGCTTTTTCCCAAATATTGTTGGCACCCTCAAGAGCAGTAACATTACCAGCCGTCTCAAATAAATCAGAAGCAGTACCTAGGGCTGGTGCTCCTGCTTTGCTCAATAGATTGGTTGTGGCTTGACCAACAGGAGAATTAACAAAACCCTGACTAATATTATTTAAAGCACCTGTTGCTCCGGTCGCATTTGATGCCATTCCTATTGCTTGAGTAATTGGAGAAGCCACTGCTCCAGATATATCTTTACTAAGTCGCGCTACGGTAGGGATAGGATTATTACTGCCACTTTGATTAAATTGATCCAAAGCATTACTAGCATCACTCACATTAGATGAAATAGTGTTCCCTACCCCAGAGAAAAAACCACCAACAGCATTTTTTATATTACCGAAAAATCCAGGACTCGCCTGAGTTGTTGGCATCGGTGTGTTTTGTAGGTCAGATGTGATACTCATGTTAGTTATATAGTTTTTGTGAATCCAATTTTAAATCTTTATACCCTCCGAAAATATCCTTAAACTTAGTTGCATCTAGTCCATTCTTTACCCAAGATGCTAGAGCATTGTTGTAAAGTGCAGGTGGAATTTTTCCTGTATTAGGATCGAAAGCTTTATTTTGCGTCCAGTAATTAAGAATTTCGTTACTAGCATTATTCGCATTATATTTAACTCCCTGTGCGTCGTAGCCTGCTTTATTAGCTTTTGCCGGATTAGGTAGACCAGCTGCCTCAAGAGCATCTTGATTTATTTTGTTAATATCTGCTTGAGTTTTCTTTATATTAAGTCCTGCTTGTTGTAATTCAAGATTTGTTTTAGTAGTATCGTTGGCTCGTTTTGTAGCATCTTGCTTTGCCATTGTCGCAAGATCAAATCCGTTACCCATAGTCGAGTTAATTTTTGCAATTGCCTGTGTATCACCTGAGGCTTGTGCGGCTTTTAAGATTCCATCCCAACCTTCTGAAGCCTGCATGGTTTTTAAAGCACCCTGAGCGTTAGTGAGAGCCTTGTCAGCGTAGTCAATATTTTGTTTGTCAAAGTTTAATTGATTGTCTATTTTCGTCTGAGCATAGGTACGATCTTTTTCAGTTAAATCCATCATCGTTGTAAGGTTCTTTGTGGCATCATCACGAGTCTGTAAGAGATTGTTATAGTTTTGAATCATGGTTTTATTTCGTGCATCAGTCATAGCAAGAACTTGAGAATTAGTTGCAAATCCTCCTGCTTTTGTGACTTCATTACGAATATCTTGTTCCGTGCCATCCATGATATTTTTCATATTCATCAACTCGGTATTTAAAGCAGGAATACCCAACTGATTCATTAAGTCAGAATAGGTCTGGGTTAAGGATTCAGTTTGAGCCTGAGAAGTTTGAGACTTAGTATAATCGTCAATATATTTCTGATGAGCTTGTCCTGCAGCAGTGGTGACATCAGACATTGCATTGTCTACTTTAGAAGTATCATAGACTGGTTGAGGTGGTGTCTGGGTTTGAGCTACATGGTCTTGAGCTCCAGCGCTTCCTGCACCTGGGCTTTGTGGAGCAGTTTGACCACTACCTTGAGCATTAGCCAAAGCTGCTCCATATTTCTGCGCATATGATCCTGTGCCATTTTGTGTGTCGTATGTACCAGCCGCTTTGGCTTGTGCAACCGTAGTAATAGCTCCTGGTGTCGTAGATTGAGCATTACTTCCAATTGCTGGAGTAATGCTTGTTGGCTTTGGACTTGGTTGTGAAGTATTAATAGGCTGACCAGGTTGAACAGGTTGAGTATTCAAAGCAGCAGCAGCTTGGGTAGCGTTATACGCAGAACCATCGGCATTTGGAACATTAGGATTTTGAGATATACCATTCACTCGATCTGTTCCACCTGAAGCATTTGGATTAGCAAGAGGAGCGCCGGTATTTGGATTAAACATTGCCGTACCTGTTCTACCCATTGTGTCAACAACGGTTGAACCATATGTAGGAACTGATACTGTGTTTTGTGTTTGTGTTGTTGCCATAATTTATGAAATTACATTCCCTGCCGCATCTTTATAACTCGTGCCATTCCAGAAAACTGGTTTATTAACCGTTGTATCAAAATATGATTCACCTAAAATTGAAGTGGTTGGCCTTTTTACGGTGGTGAAACTTCGAGTCACATATTTTCTTGGAACGATTTGAAGGGCATCAGTGGGCATATCCGTCACCTTACGTGCTGTAAAACCGTTTTGGCCGAGATATTCTTTAATGATTTGGATAACGTCGTCTTTCGTCATATTATTTTCCTGCTTCGGTTACATCGAGTTCTATTTTATAAAACAACATATTTGTTGTACCGGTATTCGTAATGCGCACACCAAGAGTATAAGTTGGTTGCATTTGCGGGCTATACCACAAAAAATCATTACCGATACTATTAGTTGATCCGGCGGTAAAAGTCTGGGTTGAACCAGGAATCGGATTACCATCTGAACCTATTAAATCTATCTTAAAGCCATTCCCAGCGATGAGCGGTGCGGTATATATTCTCACTTCACTGATTTTTACCTTTCTTGTAAAGAGTTCATTTTGAGTCTCATAAACACCTAAAAGTGGAGGAAGTACTCCGGTAGGGATAGGAAAAAATTTATAAAATTTATATTTTGTCGTTGGTGCTGCTGAAGTTTCAAGTGTTGAAAAATAGAGTTTTCCAGCCCCAGAGACTCCACCGGCATAGCCATTCGTAGCTGATCCGATAACAAGATTTGAGACAATGAGTTGAAAAGGTACCCGCATGACATCTGTTTCTGTTCCTTGAGCTGTTTGCTGAAATTGGCGATACCAACCGACTTTGACTTCTTCGTCGAGTGAACCATATAGAAAAAGAGAACCACGTAGAAAACCTTGAACAAACTCTGGTGTCATCCAACCGATAAGATTACCATTTGACCCAACCGCATTTGGTAAAGGAGCTTGAGAAAGAATTGGGGAAAGAATTTTAGTGATGGGATTAAAAACAGCAGCACCGGCAATATCGTAACCAAACGTGTATTGAAAATTACCAAAAGTCTGATTGGCGTTTAAGGAAAAGGATGGGAAAGAAGTAAAAGCGGTAAACCCTGCGTCAGTACCATTCCATTTAATAATATAAGATTCAGAATTTGTTTGAAGAGTTGTATCAACTGCTCCTGACGTAATATCAGGTAAAGCTAGACGTGAAACTACCATATCTAGGTAATTTCCATCAACAGAAGAATCAATGTCTCGTACCTGAGTATTGTCAGGAAAACCAGGAGATAATTTTGTATATGTTACTACTGTTAAAGTTGAATCAATTTGAGCTATATTAGAACCATTGCCAATAAACATTGAACCTACAAATTGTCTAATGGGTCGAGGGACATTTTGTGTCCAAGTTCCAAGAACGCCAATAAATGCTTCATTTAAGCCACTAAAATCCAATTGAGTTACTCCTTTATCATGACCGATATAGATACGTTCTGTTGTTCCGTAAAAATCAATTGATCCGCCACGAGTAAAGGTTGGAGTGTTTATCGCAAGGGTAGCAAGGAGAACTGGATTATCATAATTAGGGTTGTAGGATGCAGGATCATTCATTTGGATTTTATACACTCTACCTGTATGACCAACAGCATAGATATAAGAAATTCCACCCTCAACCCGTTCTTTTCCACACATAATTAAATCAGTAATCACTGTTCCTGAAGGATCAATCTGTTGAGCTTGTTCAAACCATGTTAAATTACCTGGATTAGAAAAAGGATCATTACCAAAGGTTGTTGAATATTTAGCAAGACCAGAGTTCATCTTACCGACATTATCTCGAACAAGACTGCCTTTAAATTGGTCAATAGTAATTGTTTGAATAGGATTTTTCATAGAAACTCAGTATTTTGGGTTACGAGACTATATCCTGAACCACCCGCTCCACCCGCTCCACCCGCTCCAGCAGCTACTCCTCCTGTGCCACCACTTGTATCAATGGTTCCTGAATTAGCGATAATTGAACTTGCAATAATTAAAGCAATTCCTGCACCTCCACCACCACCACCTCCCGCTGGACCTCCTCCTGTGCCAGGATTACCCATTTGTCCAGCAACAGTGATTCCAATATTACTTGAAGTGAAATTTAAAGTGCCTCCAATTTCCATAATTAAACCTCCACCACCAAAAGCTCCACCGCCTCCTCCCGTAGAACCTGCGTTTTGGCCAGTGCTGCCAGTATTACCAGGGTTAGTAAGTGACCCACCACCACCGCCTCCTCCCGTAGAACCACTGTTATTTCCCCCACCACCAGGAACAACATTAGCGTATTTAGCCTCAAGGATTGAGGTATTCATAGTTGAGAAACCTAAAGCAGCAACTGATCCACCGCCTCCTCCATTCACTGTAGCTGGACCACCTTGAAATGTTTTAAAAGGTGAGTATGAATATCCAGGATTACCATTTTGTGCTCCCATACCCACAAGAGAAATTACTGAGCTCGCACTTGAGGTAATAACGGTATTCCCTTGAGATTTAAGAACAACAACCGTGCCATTTTGATTTGGACTAGAAAAAGTTAATCTACCTGTACCAGTAATTGAGATAGAACTATAATTTTTAATAAAAGTCTGAACACTTGCGACATTAATAGTTGTTGTTCCTGAAGAAATTGAGAGAGCACCATCAGCTCCTGTACCACCAAATTTTCCACCACCCCATCTAATTCCAAGAGCTTGAGTACTATCAGCAATTAAAATATTGCCATCAGCTCCAATTGATTGTTTTCCTAAAACAGATGAACTTTGAGCAACTAAAATATCTCCTTTAGTGTAAGAAATCTGCCCCGTACCACCTTTATTAGCCGTTTGAATATGTCCCCCACCACCAGAACCAGGAGAACGTAAATCACCAATAATTGTTCCAAGAATAGAATTTTGACCATCAACCCCAATAACTGCTTCAACCTGACCTAAGGCTGATGAAACAGTATTATGTAACCCCGAATGAGATGGATTATTTAATCTCGATGTTGCGGTGGTTTGAGTGTAACCAGTGAGAGTTGAAGGAAATGCCATTATATTGGTTTTGCTATGTTTGTATAAATTGTTCCAGTAGGTTTTGTTATTGTCGTGTATTGACTCTGATTTACGCCGTCATAGAACGTATTTGAATCATCATATTGAAGATCATTTTGGTCATACTGCTGCTTACCAATCGTATTTGTATTGGTGTAAGAAGTTCCTGAAGGTTTTGTAATATTTGTATATATCGTCATATCAAAAATTCCATCCATTATTTCCTACATCCGGTACGCTGGCTTGTATGGGTTGTTGACTTCCTCGACCTAGTGTTGAAATATATTGTGTTACCCTATCCTGATATTTTTTTTCAAAGACCGCTGCCTCAGTAAATTTATTCAGCGAGTAGTAGTAATCAGCACAAATTCCCCAACCCAAAATTCGATAATCTTGACTTTCTGGATAGCCAACGGTATCTGAGGTTGTCATATACTCGGTGGGCTTTAAGAAATAGAACAAACGGATAGCCTGGGAGATATTATTTCCTCCCTGAAAAGCTGGAAAAATCTCATACCAATCTCCTCGATCATCAAAGAGTGGCGATTGTGTTGAGGCATTTTGACGAAGATAACTGAAAGAATTTTGGCCACTAATATTTGCAATATCAATTTGTTCAGCACGGACATAATTTTGAGGTGTTGTATCAAGGTAATTAACCTCAATAGTCTTCAACGCTAAACAATCAGATGGATACGCTAATGTTGTACCGTTTCCGGTTGAGGGAACAACGCCATCGCAGTAAGTTTCTTGAATTTGTGAAGCATCAACACCGTGATTAACAAGTTGTCGGTGAAAATCAACAAGGCGAGAATTAGCAAAAATTATTCCGTTTGCATCAGTCAGACCATTTGAATCAGTCTGGGCTTGAGCGCGAGCAAAAGTGAGAACAGTTGAAAGTTGTGTTGACATAATTTATGAGCTAAGCCCTAGCCTCAAAAAAAGGCCAGAGTTAGCCATTAAATTAGGCTGAGAAAGCTGATTCGACACGGACAATTCGTGGAGCTCCTGGAGAGTCGTTGAATCGTGTGACACCCAAAGTAACTTTTCCACCAATACTTGAGTAGAGGTTCAAAGCATTTTGTGAGTCTGGAGTTGTTGTCAAAATCGCCTGAGGTTCCTGGAAGTATCCCCAACCGAATGAATCCTGACCAACAAGGGTTGTTGGAATAACAGGAACAGTTGAGTTGTAGTAGTTCTGCCATGCACTTTCGAGATAGCGAACGCCTCGGAAGCCTCCAAGTCTACCTTCTTTCAATTCTGTAACCGATGTATATCGTCCAACATCAACAAATGATCCTGATGAGGTGTTGCTCATGAGGTCTGTTGCAACTGCTGGATGAATAATCGCTGTGTAATAACCACCAAAGTCTTTAAGACCGGCAGCATTACTTGAACGAAGATATCCAACCGCTTTAATCATGTCCTGTTGAGAAAGGATGTCCCCTGCTCCAAGACCTGATCGTGCTGTCTTTCCACCTGAGTAGATAACACCTGCTGCACCGGCGTTAACGACAGTCTGAATAACTGTGTCAACCATTCGAGCAAGAGAGTTTCGTACTTCGTTGGTTGCATTTTGAATAACCTCAAGTGCCGAGTTTCGGACAAGAAGGTCTGATACCTGCACTAAAATACCGTACTGAGCTGGACCAGTTGCAAATGATGAAGCACCCCATGTGATTGCTGTAGGGTTTGAACCTTCTGTAATTGCTGCTACTCCAACTGTTGATGAAACTGGTGATCCACCAATTCCAACAATTGAATTTGGATCTCCCTGAAGGAGTGATGTTCCTGCTCCCCAAACTGAACCTGCACCACCGACATTCGGACCACCAACGGTTACCATTGAGACGTTGATCTTAACTGGTAACTGATTTGGCTGAGGGAAGACGATGCGGTCTGAACCCTTTGGAGCATCTCGGCGTGTACCGAGTTTTGCGTACTGCAGATCAGGCTCTAACACACGGATAATGTCCGTGATATAAGCTGTAAGCAGTTCGGATGTCGTTGTTGCGGCTCCGCCCCAATTACTATTTCGTACTGTTGTTGACATTGTATAATGGCTCTCTATATAAATTATTGACTCTATCTACCTCGCAAAGCGGCAACGAGATCGCCTGAACTTTCGGCTTCTCGCAAAGCGGCAAATTTTTCATCTGCGGTCATATCACTAAGACCTTTAGTTCCTCCTTGAATAGTAGGAGCTGATCCGCCTTCGATATGCTGTTTTGGTTGTGGTTTCTCAGATGGGGGCATTAGTTTGCCTTCCTTCGCGAGCACCGACACCATTGCATCTTCTGTTGAGTATCCTGACTTAACTTTCTCCAAGATTTGATCCTGGTATTCAGAAGCGTTTGGATATTTGGCAACATTGACCGAGAAATCTTTATAGAAATCTCGTTCCTTTGCAAGTGATGACTTTTCAGCTTCTAAAGCAGTTTTTGCTTGAGCTAATTCATCGCGTTCTTGCGAGGTGAGTTTAACTTTTTCAGAGAGCTCTTGAAATCTATTTTTAACTTTTAATTTTTCTTCTACTTCGTTTTCAACTTGATTTAATTCTTCGTTCATATAACAGCCTGTACATCTCGTAGGCGGCGATCTCTACGGAGAGATTAGTCTAGTACATCACTTATTCTGACTAGGAATAGTGAGAGTTTAGTTTGATTGCTTGAAAGCCTGTTCGTGTTTTTGTAAACACTCGAAGCTTTGGCACCAAACAAGGAGTTCACCTGGACGATAGGGGTGTTCCCGAACGTTTAAGGTTGAGTTCCTAACTACTTCTTCCTGATCCTTGTGCTGTGGGCAATAAACACATTTCATGTCCATACCTCGATAGTGTGGACAGAGTTTGTACTGTAAATTACCTGGCTGATAAGGATCAATCGTCCCACAAAATTCACACTGACCTCCTCGAATTTGAGGAAAGACCCGTGAAACTGGGGATGATGTTGCTCCTCGTGGTGTCAGGCGCATGTTTCTCGGTTGAGAAGCATAGTTCGGTACGTTAGCATTGTGGGGCAAAGTCCCCGAAGCATCATGTATCATAATCGTTTCTTAATTTCTTCTAATTGTTTTTTAAGTGTCTCAGCAAATCTATCAGTGTCACAGAATTGTTTAGCCCATGCCCACTGACCTTGAAGGTTATAGAGCTTATCAGTGTTGATCGTTTCTCCAAGAGATTCAACTTTGATCTGACGCTCGATAGCTTCGAGAGATTTATTGAACACTAATTCTTTCAAAGTACTCCATTCTTTACTCTTATCTAACTTAGTAAGAGCTTCGACGATTTTAATTAATCGTGTTTGCTCCTCTCGAAGTCTTATTTTTGTTTCTTCGTCCATTTAAGCTTGACTTGATGTCTGGTTGACCAAGACCTGAACACGACTACCAGCATGTGCTGTTGCATTACCAGTAATGATCATAAAGATTCTGTTTTGAAGTCCCATGATAGGTAATCCTGAATTTTGACCGCTACCAAGAGTTGATGCTCCAGCAGAACCATTATTGAAAGTACTGATAAGTGATCCTGTTGCGATAAGTGATGTTGAAATTACATTTCTAACATCTCCTCCACAAGTTGGAACAACAAGCCACTGAGGACCGACGCCTGGTGCTGATGATGAGGCGACACTTGTTCGTGCGACGTCATACCATGTTGAACCACCATCATCTGATGTTTGGAATGTTGCACTGATGCCAGCCGCTGTTATTGAAGGCTGGAACTTTACTACTACGTTGTCTGTATCTAACGGAAGCTTAAATGGATATGCATATCCTCCTGCGACTGAACCTGAACCTGTATCGGTGTTAGTTATGTCGAGAGCTCCCTGAAGTGGTAATCTAATTGCCATGTTTATTTATGGTTTATTTAATAATCTGCGGGCGCATTGAATTTCACGCCCTCTCCTCCCAATGCTTTCTCGGCGGCATTCGATAACATTGTCTGTCGTCGTTTACCTGCCTTAGCCATATTCTTTTGTTTCTGCTCGTTTTCTGCGTGCATACCTCGGGCAATAGCTCTCCCTTGTTCGACCATGTCATCGTTTGATGTAAATTTATCCATGCATCTTCTTTAAAGCTTTTGCTAGTCGTGCTCGTTTACCCTCTAATCCTCCTTTATCAGCAGCAGCGTTTAACTTACCTGCTGGAATCTTCTTGCCCTGTGGAACTCCGAGTTCGCGATGTAAAGCTCCTTTTTTCATATGCATTCCCTGTATCCAATGTTTTGCCATATTAAAATTCTGAGACAAGAACGCTTGAAGCGCCTCCTGCATTAATTATTGCGACACGCTGATAAAGACCATTCACACTACCAACCTGACCTCCTGCCATTTGACCTTGAGTTTCTTTAGGAACAACAAAGCGTCGGTAGGTATTGACTGGAACATAGTGGTCGAAGTTTATTCCTGTACCTGCGGCAATAACACTTGCGCTAGCACCAACACCGGCAATTTCCGTGAGAGGAACCCAACGGATAACTGCCCCCTGACCTCCTGATGATCCTACCTCGACAGTTGTGGTATTAGGCTGAAGAGAAATAACTGATGAAGTAGCAGCATTCGTCGTGTTGTAGCGGGTTTGTGATAAATATGGAGCAGGAAATTCCTGCAGTGGATTGAGGTTTGTGTCTATTGGAAGACCTTTTGCATAGTTAGCCATGAATATATGATAGTTTATTTAATAATTGCTGTGATGTGTCTTAATAAAATTACGTAGTTTTGACAATAAAAATGTTTACTTGGCAAGATTACCTGCTAAGTTTTTAGTCATAGCATTTTTAAGCGGTGCAGCAGAACCTAGACGGGTTGCTGAGGCAGATTGACTTAGTTTCTTCTTAACAGGTTTCTTAACTGGAGCCGTCGGTGTTCCTGAAGTTGGCTGAGCTCCTGCCTGACCTCCCATTTGAGTACCTGGCTGAGGAGGATTAATTTGAATACCCGCTTGAGCAGCCATTTGGACTTGGCCTTCTGGTGGCAAATCTTTAAAGCCAATAGACTCACTAACCTTATTTCCTCCACCTTGAGATTGTTGGTCTTGCTGAGCTTGCTGAGCTTTTTGTTGAGCCAATAACTCTTGGTGCCATTCAATATGCATCCAGGTTGCCCATGTTTTTGGCATGACTTGGTAGTGAGTGTAGAGATGAGTGGTGTGGTTATCAGTCTCCTGAACATCAGGCATCTTGTCATCTTTTAATTGCTCGTTCTCACCTTCTGCTTTGATTTCATCAATCGTCTTTGGGAGCATGACATCAATCAATGATGGGTCTTGAAGAAATTTTGGGAAGAACACGAACTTATTGAAATTTCTAAGACCATCAGGATCGAGGGTTTGAGCTAGATCAGGATAGAGTTGCATCATATCTCGTCTTAGGACAAGCTCTTTATTCTCAGCTTCTTTAGCTGAATAAATCATAATGCCTGGGGGAAATTTAGTATTAAAATCTTTGAGGTCTATTTCTTTTGAGTTGACACCTTTAACTCCAACGATGTTGGCCATTTTCGTATCAAGTGCCTCAGCGTGTTTAGCGTAGCGATGAAACCAACTCTCCCAAAATTCCGCTTCTCCAAATTGCATAACCTTTGATTGAAGCGATTGTGCTAAATCATTCAACTGTTGATTGATTGCAGCCATCGTAGCGTTAGCTCGACTCATACCCGTACCAGAATTACCCATAGGTCGTCCAGCTCCAACAGGATTTTCAGCTTCTCCATCAAGCATCTGAATAAAGCTCATTAACTCTGGTGAGAGAGTTTGAGCCTTGTTAAGTGGCCACGCAGAGTTAACATCATCCATTGGAATATGCTGATTGATCTGACGATTCAAGAACTGGGTGACATCTCGAAC